CCGCCCAAGGTAAGAAAGCAACCACTAAAGGAAAAAAATAAAATGTACTCAGGAACATTCAAACCAACAAACAGTACCACAAGCCGCAAGCCTGGTAACGATATGAAAAAGAATGCCTCAATTGCCAAGATGGGTGACAGCCCAGCAGCCTGGCAAAAGGCAGACAAGGGTCTAGCGTTCAATGGTCAAGACAATGGATCAAGTCAGCGTGCCTCAGCACAGAAAGGTTCAGCCAATATGTCGCCAGGGTTCGCCAATCCTGATCGCATACAGATGAAGCAAAGACCTAACCGTAAAGGCAACTATGCTGACCAAAGCAACAACACCCGTGTTGCACCTTGCATGACCAGCAACGCGGTTATGGCGGGCTTTAAGAATCCAGACTCAATCAATGTAGGGGCAGGTCCTCGCAACGCTGGCAGCACACGCCCATGGATGCCATCCGCTGGTCAGAACTACAAAGGCAATCCAGGTATGATCCAAGAACGCCAGTTGTACAACAACAAAGGTAACAAGGACTAAAGATCATGGCAAATACTCCAGCAGGACCAACAATACGATTGACAGCAAATTCAACAACTTCAACTAGTGTTCAAGTTGCAAGCGATGTGCCAGTCAATGCATATGAGATTTTAAACGATGGTTCAAACCCAGTTCAAATTAAATTCTTTGTTAATACATCTACAGGTAATGTCAGTTGGCCTACAACTAGCACAGTGGCCTATGATATAACACTACAACATGGTGTTGACAATCAAACAGTTTTTCTACCACAGCGATTAATTTCAAGTCTTTCTGGATTAGGTGGATTTACAACCACAGTGACTGTCAGTGCTATTTCTCAAACAGGAACACCAGCACTATACATAACGCCAGTGCAAGTACCAAACAGAGGACAATAATATGGCCGTAATTAACACAACACTACTATCACTAACCAACAGTGCAGTTCAACCTTTATATATCATTGACTTTCCACAGACAGGCGTTCCTCGCGTGGTNTCAACTGGTAGTTCAGTTACTGTGGCATTAGANACCGCAAGCGTAAGCACAGGCACAGCGGCTTCAGTTAATTTGACAACTGATGTTGTCACACTACAACCTAATGTCACATTCTTGTTGACAGCCTATGCACAGTATACAGGTTCAACACCCTCAGTATATCAAATAGTAAATGCCGCAACTGGAGCAGTGTTGGCAGGACCAAACCCCTTTGGTGACACATTGAATTATGCCATAACACCAGCCACAACCACAACAGTCAAACTAACAGCCTATACGCTGGATGGTTCAAATTGGTTACCACCAAGTCAAATCTCCAGTGCTGATTTTATCATTCAGGCTGTCAGTGGATTTACAAGTTAATTAGGAAAATAAAATGGATATCCCAAAAATGAAAGAAAATTATGGCAGTGGTCCTAGAATGGGCAACGCCAGCGCACGAGCAGGCAAACGCAAGACATTTGAAGAAAGCAAGATGGAACGCAGTAACCTAGCAGATTCAATCAATGCGGCCTTTACTGCTCGTAGTCCAACAGCATTTTCAAAGACCAAGACCACAATTGATCCAACACTAGAAGGTGTTGAGTCAGACGTTAAGCCCAAGCGTTTTAAAAAGTAAGTAAAGGTTCAGGGCTGTCCTCAACAGCCCATCATTATATTTGAAAGGAAATGATTATGAAAAAGCCCCAAGGCAAACCCCTAGACGTCTGGAATGATGACGCTACGCCCCCACCCTACGCAGTTGAACCAGAGGTTCTTGATTTTGAAGAACCCATTGACATTATTACCACAGTAGACGCACTTAAACCAGAGCGTATTGAATACTCACTAGAAGGACTCAAGGATGATTTCCCCACAGCCTTAGAACTAGAGAAGTTTGTATTTGATGAGACTCGCGTTAGCCTGAAATTAAAAGGTCTAGCACCCAGCAAGAAATATGAGATTGCCCTAGCAGTTCTTAAGAACGAAGATATTGATGCTCGCTACATCACAGGTAGCAATCCCTATGTAGACAACAATGATATGATCCCAGAAGATCCTATCCGTCCAATCCCCCGTCGTGATCCACGCTTGCCACAAGACAGTGAAGTCATGAGTGTGTTCCACGACATGGCTGTGCCACACCCTGATGGCAACATGCGAGCCGTGGATGCCAAGGTTGTTTGCCAATTCAAAACATATCGTGATGGCAGCATCAGTTATGAAATCATGGGACCACTTGAGAAACAATCATTTGGTGAGAAGGTAGACAAGTATGGACGCCCAAGGCCAGAGAAGTTTGTTTGGATTGATCCACGCACAGGCGAGCAGGCTGTTCGTTATGCAGATGGTTCATACAGCAAGATGGGACAACGCCTACGCACCTTGATGGAAAGCAAACGTGTTAACCGTACACAGAGTTTCTGGTCAGTATGGATTGATCGTTCCTTTACACAGTTCAACCAAGGTGCTATTGACAACCCATGGTTGACATAATGGAAAAACTACGTCAAACACCCTTGCCCTATTCAGAGACAGCGTTAGAGCCTGTCAAAAGCAAAGAGACTTTGGTCTATCATTATGATCATCTCTACAAGGGCTATGTGGATCGCTATAACAAAGGAGAAGGTGACCCCAAGTTCAACAAGGCTGGGGCCTTTCTACATGACATTTACTTTACACAGTTTATCCATCCTGGTAAAGGTGGAGAGCCTGGACCCCTGACTCTAGAACTGATAGAACGCAAGCACATAGACCTAGAAGATCTCAAATCAGAAATGCTGGACACAGCCATGAAGATACAGGGATCAGGATGGGTCTATTTGAGCACAGACGGTTCAATCAAGACCATTAAGAATCATGAAATCCGTGATGACATTGCCATCCTGATAGACTGGTGGGAGCATGCCTACGCTTTGGATTACGAATGGGACAAGCCAGGTTACTTCAAGAACCTATGGCGCATCATGAATTGGCCACACATTGAAGACCGTGTGGCTCTAATGACCTAAGGAACACACATGAGTTATCTAATTGCAAGCCTACCACCCTTGGCATGTTATGTGCGCCGTGAGTTTCTTTACAATCATGAAAGAGGCTACGGTGAACTAGAGCCCTGCGTGTGGGTCAGCCTCAAGGCCATACGCGGTCAGGTATTCCGCATTGAAAGCCTCCTGCCACACTATGGCGCACTCTATGACAAACTGCCCCTGCATGCCTATGTATGGAAAGCATCAGACCAACCACAACTGGCGATAGACATGCTACAGTTATGGGACTGTATGAGTTATACATTCACCATACATGAAAAAGCCAACCTAAGAAACCTAGGCGTCAAGTTTTATGGTAAAGATAGACAGTGGCATTATGGCAACTACATGTTCACGGTAGACTTCTGCGCAGACAGCATGAACTTGGACACAACCTTTACAGAAACAGCAGATGAACACAAGAGTTTTAACTTTATCAAACTAGACAATGGACAGTTTGCCACACAGCCCAACAACCGTTGCATATGGTATGATCAAAGTCTAATACCTGCTGAAGTCAAACAACCAGACTTCCGTGTGGCCACCAAGGTCTACACAGTGGATGGTAGCCGTAAATGGTCAGCAGGTTCAGATTGGTTCTATGACATCAAGGAGATCCAAGATGGACAGCACTAAGAATTATGAACGACAGGTTCTTGACACACGCATACTCCAAAAGGTCAACGGTGCTCATCGTGAAGCCTTCTTGGAGAAGTTTCCAGGGCAGACAGAACACATCCTACGCTTGATTTCAGAACGCCTACACCTTGGCTTGGACAAGCGTGATGGTGTGCGTGCCAATGATCCAGATACATGGATATTGACTGCTGATGAGATCGCACAGTTGGCCACAGCAATGAATCAAATTAATCAAATAAGGTTATCATTAAAACATGTTCCATGACTTTGATCCTTATGAGAAGTTAGAAGAACTTTGGGTGCGTGATGCTACACATGAACACAACCTAGACACGGTTGCCAACAGACTAAATGAAGCATGCCAACTCATGGAACAAATGGCTGATCAACTGCGTCATTTAACTCGTGCCATACAAGGCCTACAAGAACAAAACAAAATTCTGCACCGTCGCTTGATGCGTTTGGAAAATCAAAATGATTGATAGTAATGTTATCATGCGCCGTGCAGTTCGTTATGTTTGTGATGAAAACAATCTCAAGCCAGACAGCCTAAAGTTGTTTGACACCTACACTAAAACAAAGTTTGAAGACTTTGCCATTTCAGTGGCTGATGACATGCAGTTCAATCAACTCAAATACTTTCGTCCATTTGATCACCAGCGTAAGTTCTTTGGCACAGGCAATAGCCCACGCAGAGGCATCCTAGCCGCTAACCGTATTGGCAAAACTGTATCAACATGTTATGAAACTGCCTATCACCTAACTGGACTTTATCCTGACTGGTGGCCTGCAACTGGCAAACGCTTCAACAAGCCTATCACAGTGTTTGTTGCTGGTGAAGGATGGGAACAGGTCGCCCGTGTACTACAGGATGAATTGATTGGCACCAAGGATGTTAAGATACGAGATCACATTGGCACAGGTGCCATACCCAGAGATTGTATCATAGTAGAAACCATGAGATGTGATGGTGCCAACATTCTGGGCGTAGAAATTAAACACACTAGTGGTGCCAACAGTTATTTGCTGTTTGGTAACTACACACAGGAAGTGCGNAACTTACAAGGTTTCAAACTAGACCTGTGTGTGTTTGATGAACAACCACCAGACCCAATCTTTTCAGAACTGGTCACACGTACTGCCACCACCCAAGGACAGGTGCTTTGTTCGTTCACACCCTTGAAAGGTCTTAATGGATTGGTATCAAAGTTTTGGTATGAAGAAGAAGGATATGAACATGTCCGCGTTACTTGGGACGATGTTCCAGAACAGGACCCATGGGGTGAACCATTCTTGTTGTTTGAAACACGCAGACAATTAGAGCGTGATTACTTGCCACATGAGCGTGAAGCCCGTATTGCTGGTATTCCAGTTATGGGTCAAGGTGCAGTATTCCAAATACGCAACTGGCCCACATACAAGACTGGTGACTTTGACTTTAAGAGCATGAACAACATTGAACGGGTTATAGCCCTAGATTTAGGTCTGGTGCGTGATAAAACTGTTATCTCATTAATGTATTACAATCCCCGTGAACAGGAAATGTGGTTGCACAGTCAGATCTGTGTCAAAGGCACAGAAGAAGCCGCACCTGTTAATTGGATACAACACCTAATGCGTCCAGAAGTATTTGGCACACCTATTGTATTACCCAGTGATGCTAATACTGCGGGCCGTTATACCATGTCAGCGTTATCACTTAGACAACTGTTTGAAGAATACAATCTTAATGTTATACAACATCCTGCAATGAACCCACCTGACTCAGAAGGTAAGGTAACTAATCACAAATCATTTGGTGTCAATACCATGCGCCAGATGTTAGAATTAGGCACACTGCACATCAATGAAAACTGCGTAGAATTCTTACGTGAAGCCAAGAATTATTTTGTGGATGAAAAAGGTCGCTTTAGTGATCCAGACGACTGTATTGACTCCGCCCGCTATGCTGTGCTGGCCTGTCTTAACAAGTGGTCAGAGCCTTACGACAATAAGAGTCCTCAACAACGCATGGCTGAATTTAGAATGATCAGTGAAAGCATTCGTGCCCGTAAAGAAGTTAACATGCCAGGATGGAAGAAGCCATTGGAAATACGCTGAGGTGTGTTATCTATGCCTAAACTGAAAAATATATAAATAAAAGAAACCATTTAGGAATACCAATAATGTTTGATAAAAGTCATTTCGTTACTACAGAATTATATAACCCATCAGGACGCATGGAGCGTTTTATCCGCTTAAAGGGATTACTTGATACTAAGTGTGCGGCCAACCTACGCTTGCTGGCCACAAAGAACAATATTAATAGGAGCAGTGACTACCACTATTTGAACTTGGCAGTTACACAATCAACAGAACCCGTTAACGGAATTGACTATATTCACCCTGTGGTAAAGCCAGGTGTTGATTATTCAACTGCTGTTATTTCAAAAGGTCTAATGCAGAATGGTGAGATCAACTTTGAGTTTGTGCCAGACAATGAAGATGACACTGATGCCGCTCGTCAAGCAACTGAGATGGTACACAAGTTGGTAAATCAAAACAATGATCCACACTTTATTCTACAGCACTGGATCATGGACGCACTGCTTCACAAGAATGGCGAAATGATGATCAGTCCAGATCGTGAAATGGTCACACGCTATGTCAAGACCAAAGGCACAGCAGATCAACTACAGGCATTTGAAGCACAGGCTGCAAACGCTGGACTAACTGTACTACGCACCAATAAACGTAAAAGCACAGTTAATCT